TTACTTGAAGGTGACGTATACGTTCAGTACAACGTAGCAGAAGATGCAGATACATTTGGTACATTTAAACTATTTGTAAGAAATGCAAGTGGTCCAACAGTTATCCGCAGTGCTAAAATTACAGCAACTAGTTTTGCATCAATTGCAGGTTCTGTAACATTTGGTGTTAGCGAAAGCGTAAAAGGCCAAGCTGCAATGAGCGGTTTCTCAACTGCAACTGCAACTGTTGCAGGTACTAGTGCAGATGCAGATGCTATTGCAGGTGCAATCAACGAGCTAGGACTTAATCATGTTGTAGCAAGTGTTGACAGTCAAAACAGAATTGTTATCACACATACAGCAGGCGGTGAAATTAGATTCAGCGACACTGACGGTGCGTTGTCAGCAGCAGGGTTTATGGCGTTTGATGTTGATGATTTAACTGGTACAGAAAACCTATATTACACACCAGGCGAAGACGGAACAGGTAATCCGTTACAACTAATTGCTACACTTTGGAAACCAATGACATATACTGCAAGCAATGATGCTCCAAGCACATTAGCAGCAGATGGTGCTCTATGGTACAGTAGTGTTGTTGACGAAGTTGATATTATGGTACACGATGGACAAAACTGGGTAGGTTACCTATCTTCAACATCGCCATACTACAATGCTTCAGACGCTGAACAAACTGACCCAGCAGGTCCTATTGTAAGTGCAAGTGAACCAACTGCACAGTCAGATGGTACTGCTCTTAAAAATGGCGACATTTGGGTAAGCACAGCAGACATTGATAATTATCCAACAGTTTACAAGTATAACAGTACACTAGGTAGTTGGGTCGAATTAGACAAAACAGACCAAACTACAGAAAATGGTATTCTATTTGCAGATGCACGTTGGACTGATGCAGGTACAGGAGCAGGAGCAGAATCGTCAACTATTGAAGAACTGCTAGTAAGCGATCATTTAGATCCAGATGCTCCAGATCCAGCACTATATCCAAAAGGCATGTTACTATGGAACCTACGTAGAAGCGGCTTTAACGTTAAGCGTTTTGAGCGTAACTACATTGACACAGCAGGCGATAATCCTCGTGCAAGCGACGAAGCAATGGCAGATTACTATCCACACCGTTGGGTAACTGAATCAGCAAACAATGTTGACGGGTCAGGTAGCTTTGGACGTAATGCACAACGTAAAGTAGTTGTACAATCGTTACAAGCAATGCTTAACAGCAACGAAGACATTCGTGATAACGAAACACGTTTGTTTAACTTGATGGCAACTCCGGGTTATCCAGAACTAATTGGTGAAATGATTAGCTTAAACTACGACAGAGGTTTAACAGCATTTGTTGTAGGCGACTCACCTGCAAGACTAACACCTGATGCAACTTCATTAAATGAATGGGCAACTAACGTTAACACTGTTGTAGAAGATAACGATCTTGGTCTAGTAAGCAGAGACGAGTACATGGGTGTTTACTATCCATGGGGTTACTCAAGTGATAATATTGGCAACAACATTGTTGTTCCGCCAAGTCATATGGTACTACGTACTATTGCACTTAACGACCAAGTTGCTTATCCATGGTTTGCACCAGCAGGTACAAGACGTGGTGGCGTTACTAACGCAACAGCAACAGGTTACATCAATGGTGAAGGCGAATTTGTAAGTGTTGCACTAAACGAAGGCCAAAGAGATACACTGTATCAAAACAATGTTAACCCAATTACATTCCTAACAGGAGCAGGGTTAGTTGTATTTGGTCAGAAGACTCGTGCAAGAAATGCAAGTGCATTGGATCGTGTAAACGTTGCAAGACTTGTTGTATACTTACGTAGTCAGCTTAACCAGCTTGCAAAACCATATCTATTTGAACCAAATGATAAAATCACACGTGATGAAATCAAACAGCAAGTTGAGAGCTTAATGGTTGAACTAGTTGGTCTAAGAGCACTGTATGACTTCTTAGTTGTATGTGATGAATCAAACAACACACCTGCAAGAATTGATAGAAACGAACTATACGTTGATATCGCAATTGAGCCGGTGAAAGCAGTTGAATTTATCTACATTCCACTACGTATTAAAAACACAGGCGAGATATCAGGTCTATAATATCATAAATGTGGGGGGTTGAAACAGATCCCCCACAAAATGATAAATACTTGTGAATAGGAGAATATATAGATGGCAATCTCAACATTAACAAATATTTCGGTTCCATTATCAAACGATAATAGTGCAAACAACCAAGGTCTACTAATGCCGAAGCTGCAATATCGCTTCCGTGTATTACTAGAAGGTTTTGGTGTTTCAAACGAAACTCAAGAATTAACAAAACAAGTTATTGACGTAACTCGTCCAAATGTTAGTTTTGAACAAACTGAAATTCATGTTTACAACAGTAAAGTACGTTTAGCTGGTAAGCATGATTGGCAAGACATTTCATTGAACTTGCGTGATGACGTTAACGGTTCTGTATCAAAACTAGTTGGCGAACAATTACAGAAACAGTTTGATTTTTACGAACAAGCAAGTGCAGCTAGTGGCTTGGATTACAAGTTTACTACACGCATTGAAATGCTAGACGGTGGTAATGGTATACATACACCAACAGTATTAGAAACATGGGAAATATATGGTTGTTACCTAAACTCAGTAAACTACGGTTCAATGAGCTATAGCACTAGTGATCCTGTACAAATTGAACTTTCAATTAGATACGATAACGCATTACAAAAACCAGATAATTCTGGTATCGGATCAAACGTACCACGTAACCAAAGTACATTTACTACCGGCGGCGGTGCTTAATTACATTTGAGAGATTGCTTTGTAAATTTAACAAGGAGTCATTGGCTCCTTGTTTTTTTATAAAATGCGTAGTTTAATATCCAGGATAAATACATTATGAGCTGGAACAACGGATATAGAAATAACAATAATTTATACAATAGTAGTAAAGGTCAATTGGCTGACTTTTCCCATGCCAGTGAACTTTACATTAAAAACAACTATAGATTAACTCCTAATAGTAAATTTCTATACCATTGTGTTTTTAATATTAATCAAGCTGCACTTGCAAAAGTTGGTATTGGATTAAAAAATTATCTTAATGGCACTGAAATTAATATGTTATGTAAAAGTGCTGAGTTACCTAGCTTTAATATTGCTACAGATACAAAAAATCAATATAATAGAAAAAAGATCATACAGACTAAATTAAATCATTCTCCTGTTAGATTTAGATTTCATGATGATAGAGCAGGTGTTATACTAGCACTATGGGAAGCATATTATAGATATTATTATAAAGACGGACAATATGCAAAATACTCAGCTGGCAATCAACCGGATAACGTAACATTCCAACAATGGTCAAATCTTGATACTTACGAAGTAGGTACACAATATCGTTATGGCTTTGATACAGGCAATAGAGATGATGTACCTTTCTTTAATAGTATTACAATAAATGTATTATCTGGCAGAGATGGAAGAAGCATTCATACAAGTTATACACTAATCAATCCGTTAGTATCTTCGTGGGAGTCAGACGAAGTAGCCCAGGAGTCTTCAGATTTTATGGAATCTACAATGGCTGTTGAGTACGAATCTGTTGTATATAACAGAGGTAACACAACAAGAGATAACCCTGCAGGCTTTGCTGATCCGTCGCACTATGACACTACACCAAGTCCGTTGTATAATCCTAATCAAGATAATTTATACCCGTATCTTACACCATGGGGTAAAGTTTTTGAAGACATAGTTAATGGTGATGTAGGATTAGATACAGTATTACAAGTTATATTAAATTTACAAAACAGTGAATTTGCTACAGCAAACAATTCGGTTCCAGCAGTCAGTAACAATAGTTTAGGTTTTAGTATTCCAAAAAATACAAATTTAAATTTTGGAAACCAAGTTGTACAGAATAATTTAACCGCTTCGCCTACTGTGTCAAAAGCTGACTTAGTAAATAGTTTAACAAATAATCCGGCTGCATTGAATAACTATGCATTTTTAACTGAATTTTCACCGGGTGCAAATGGTGGATTCAACGAAAGAAGAGCAGAATGGGACGCATTGCCAGCTGGTACTAAAGCTGCATTTGAACAAAATGCACTAAACAAACTAAGGTAATAATCATGGCTGAAGAAGATATTAGTACGTCAATTAAAGAATTTTTTGATAGAAATCTAAATGACAAAATTTCATTTAGTTCTAACCAAGTAGACAGTGTAGTTGGATTTTTTAAAAAACGTGGGTTTGATGATGTAGCAGCAACAAATGTAGCAAGTGTTATATTGCAACAAGCCAAAAGAGACAATACTAGTGTTTTTAAAATTGTTGATACATTAAAAGGATTAACAGAAATTCAACTTAGTAATTTAGTTGCAACAATTTTAAATAACAACAGAAGTAAAATTAGCAACATAGGTTTTGGACAAATATCATCTACAGAAACCAAAGATTCGAGAAACGTTAAACTGTAATGGCACATTTTGCACAAGGAAAATATGCATTAAAGAATCCTGAAAAATACATAGGAGGAAGAACACCTACCTATCGTAGTAGTTGGGAATTTGCATTTATGCGTTTTTGTGATTTAAATGAAAACATATCAAAATGGGCAAGCGAAGCAGTACGCATTCCATATAGACATCCTTTTACAGGAAAGTTTACAATATATGTTCCAGACTTTTTTATTGTGTACACAGACAAAAAAGGTAAAGAACATGTTGAACTTATTGAAGTAAAACCAAGTAATCAAACCTTCAAAGAAAATCTAGGACGTAGCAAAGCAAATCAAGCACACTACGTTATCAATCAAGCCAAATGGCAAGCAGCAAGAGCATATAGCAAACAAAAAGGAATCACCTTCAGAGTAATAAATGAAGGAGATATTTTCCACCAAGGAAAACGTAGATAAATAATAGTAGTATATAACGGAA